GTTTGGGGGAAATGAAACTTTACTACCTAATGGCACACCAGTTTGGATGAGAGACACAATGATTTATATTTATGATGATATATTTAATCCCTTAACTCCAACAGACCCTTTATATTTTGCTGACAACGACGACCATAATGAGTATGAGGGCGAGTTGGAAGATGGTGATTTATTGTTCTTTTTGGAATTAGATGATTTAGAAATAGATACGGAGTATTATGCAGTTATCACAACTTATGATCCCAAAGTTGCTGGGAAAGGTTGGATGATGATTACTGGACCAGGCGCAGTATCATTTGATATCATTCCAGAGCCTTCTACTTATGCACTTTTAGCTGGTTTTAGTGTATTTATGTATGTAGCCATACGTAAAAGAAATGCCAGCAAAAAAGACATACGAAGATCATAAAAAAGACGCCCCAACAATACCGGGGCCGACTTGCAAGTATGTGGACCACGTGATAGATATTCTTATTGAGGAAATCAAGCCAATGATTCCCAATAAGGACAAAGCTCACTATTTAGAAGTTTTAAATGTTTTAAAAACAAATATGGAGTACATACGTGAATCTAATAGGTCTTTGAGGACTTCGTCAAAGTATTGGAACGACGCTTGTAAAAAACTATCCCAACAAATCGGAGATGGGTCTTAAATCAGAATTGCTAATTTCGTAAGTGTCAGCTTTCATTTTAAATGAAGTGCCATCGTCTCGAGTTCTTACAGAACCCTTTTTATAAAGTTTTGCTTTTTCCATGAGTTCTGATTTACTAACGTAGCCACAAATCGTTAATTTGTTTTTGCGCTTATTGATTGAATTAAATATGTAAACATCACAATCAAAATGTTCTTGCAAAGAAATAAAGTTATTGACGTAGGATGATTTCACATCTACATTTCGGCCCATTGTTTTTACATCAATTTTTTTATCTTTGTGCACGAAATCAAATCCACCATCAAAACCATTTTGCTTAAATGAGTGTGCGACGCCAAAAATCTTTTTAGTCATAACTTCTCCAACTAAACCGGTATATTGCTCTACCTTATTGCCACTAGTGCCTGGAGCATGCCTTCTTTCACAAAGACTATTTTGGTTTATATATTCCCAGCACTTTTGTTTGATGTTTGAATCTAATTTAAAATCACGCATAATTATAATGGCATCATATTTACTTTAGGGTCAATGTCAAACGCCCATACACCTGGTTGAATATCTATACTGTTAGTTATGTGTTTTTCGGTAAATTCAGCTAAACCAGAGAGTCCGCTTTGTGCAGCTATTTCATAGGGTAAAGTTTCCCCATTATACAACAGTAATCCACTAAAAAGACCAGTTAAACATATTCCGGTTAAATGCGAACTATATGAACTATCAAGTTCAATAGCGCGACCAATCATTTGAGATCTCATTTCATTTGTTACTTCCATATACCATATATTACAGTAAAATGTGGAAAAGTAAAGTTATAAGTGTAAAATATTTTATGAATGGGTCAGAAGGAACTGAAGTTATAATAAATAACACTATATTAAACGGTCTTCAAAATGTTTCGTTTCAACAGAGCGTTAATGAAACACCAGCTGTGGTAGCCGGTAACGAATTTGCTAGTTCATTTATAAATGGCCCAGCTGTAGTTTCAGCTAGTGTTGATAAATTATTGACCAATACAGACTTTTGTACGGGACTAGTTTTGCAAACAGGAATATCTGGTCAATTTATACACGGATCTAAAAAAATGGATTTTCACAACTTAACAATTAATGGTTTTGCTGTGACCGCTGAAGTTGGGCAAGTTCCAAATCTATCTTTTGATTTTTCAATTTACGGCGGAATGTCTGGATCTAATATAGATCAAAAAACACCAGCATCTGGAGAAACACCAGTTCAAGTAATTCCACAAACAGGGATTAAAATAACATACGATAAGGATGCGAGTTTACCTGTTTCTGCATTTCAATTTTCTGAAACTTATGATTATCAAGCGGTTTACGGATTAAATTCAAGTGCACAAACCACAGGTGTAGCGCCAGTTGATGTTAAGTTAGCTAATGTAATACCACAAGAAATTACAATTTCAATTGATGTAAACGATCATTACGAAATAGAAAAAACTTTTGAATTACACTCTGTTGACAAAAATCGACAAAGAGATGTAAAATTACAACTATATGATACAAGTGGGAATATCACTAATCAGTTTTCTTTATTTAGCGGTCACTATAGAGGAGAGACAATAACACAAGGAGTGGGAGACACGGTTACTGCAAATATAAGCTACGGAGGCTTTAAAAGATCTTGATTACACAGAATATAATAAAAAAAAAGTGTAATAAATAGATATGGGAGCAAATTATCTATCATTTAAGGATGTACCGGTCTATTTTTCGACTACGGCAAACAATGGGTCGGTCACTACACCCACGGAAGCAGCTAATGACGCTGTGTTTGCAACACAATTTCAATTAAATGCGGCTTCTAACATAGCTCCTACAAGAATCGTTGGAAAACAACCTCAAAAAAACGACTTTCTTTTAGCTGGGCCTCCAAATACAACTTTTTCTTTTTCTGCTTTTGCAAAAGATGCACTTGAATTTAACCCAGCTGATTTCACTGGAGATGTTGGAAATATTGGAGCTTCAGTAAGAGTCGGTAATGACGGTAATGGTATAAAATTAAGTGGCTGTTTCATGACTAACTTTTCTTTTACTCTTACTCCTTACGCACCTGTTCAATATTCTTGTGATTTTATTTCATATAATCCAGTCGGAACAACAGCAGCAGGTACCAATCACGGCAATCAAAAGATTGTAGCTGCTGACAGTGCTAGTACGGTTCCAGATTTAAAAATGGGAGATTTCGGCCATGGTGCATATAGTGATGTTAATGGATTATCAATCTTAACTGGATTGGGTACAATAGAATCTTTGCAATACAATTATAGTGTCAATAGACAACCCTTGTATGCTATAGGCACAGAATTTGTTACAGGAACAGAAGTTATTTCAGAAGAAGTAAGTGTTGTTGTCAACGGAGATAACATAATGCCAATTGTTAGATTAACTGGAGTAAACCCAGGTAACATAACAGGAGCAATTAGAAACTCTGATTTAGATTTCTGTTTAGGTTTCGCAATTGATGGAAGAATTACAGCAAACAATGTAACGATCGCTGGTGGAGATTTAGCAAGAGGATCTGTTACTATACAAGAATTATTAAAGTAACGCTTTAATTTTTTAAACTTCAACTTATAATATATCATCATGTCAGTTAAGTTTTGTTCAGAATGCGGCACAAAAATAGAATACAATTTTAGTCCACCAAAGTTTTGTTCCAGCTGTGGAGCACCTTTAGGTATTGCAACGGTTAACAAATCAAAACCAGTTGATAGACAAGTTCAAACTACTAGAGCCTCTAAACCTATCAACGATGATGAAACCGATGCAGATCACGTACCCAACATTAGAAAACTAGAGTACGAAATTGAAACTAACTCAAGTACTTTTGATTTATCAAATCTAGTTGGAGGCAATCAAAAAGCCCCCTCAAAGCACAAAACAAAAACTAGAAGTTTAAATGAATTAACCGATAGGGATGTTTAAATTTGAGGATAAATTAAAACAAATAGAAGAGGCGTTAGAAAAGAAAAGAATCAAGTGGGATCTTGATGCTGTCGCTTCCGTAGATTATGATGATATAAAACAAATCATAATGACTCACATTTATAAGAAATGGCACTTGTGGGACCAAACAAAACCTATTGAGCCTTGGTTAAGTAGAGTTGTATCAAATCAATTTAAAAACCTTTTAAGGAACTATTATGGCAACTATGTAAGACCTTGTTTAAAATGCCCGCATAATTTGGGTAATAATTTTTGTCAACTTAATAAAAGTGGAATACAAGATTCAAGTTGCTCCATATATAAAGAATGGGAAAAGAAAAAGAAATCCGCTTATGATATTAAGTTGGCTGTGACTATGGAAAGCCACACACATGAAATTATTTCAAAAGAAGATACATTTATAGATTTAGAATCTGCTACCGCTAAATTAGCAGATAAACTTAAACCAAATCTATCTGAAAAACAATTTATAGCTTTTAAAATGCTATTCGTGCAAAATAATTCAGATGAGGAGGTTGCAAAGTTTTTAGGTTACAAAACAACAGAAAAGAAACGTGTCGCAGGTTATAAACAAATAAAAAACTTACGAAAAATGTTTCAAGAGAAAGCTAAAGAAATTTTAAGAAACGAGGATATAATGTGATGGAATTAAGTAAAGAACAGCAAGAAAAAATTCTAAATGAATTCAAAAAGAATCCAAATATTATAGACATAACAAAAATAGTATTTGAAGACGAAACTCTTGATGGTAGATCAAAAGAAGGAAGAGCTGTTATAAAATTTTTAGCAGAAAATGGATTAAAAGCAAAAACCACCAAACATAAGAAAGTAGAATCAATAGAACTGAATCAAGAACAAAAAAATATCATAGAACAAAGATTAGACGCTGGTTGGTCATCTTTACAGATAGCAAAAGACTTATTTGGGGATTATGTTAAAAATTTAAGTAAAGAACAAAGAACTGTCCACGAGTATATTTTAACACTAGATAGAGAGGCTCCATCGGAGGAAGAATCGCCTTCTTATGTAGCTCCGCACGCCATTTCTAGAATAATTAAAAAAATTAACGATTCAACTGGATATGGCCTAGAAGAAAACAAAATGTCTAGACATCAACATACTTGTTGTGAAAAATTAAGAACTAATTTAAATAATTCTAGGTTTGTAGCGATAGTCAACAATTATATCAATATAAGAGATAAAGAACTGTTCGAACAGGAATTTATTAGATTAACTTGGGATAAGCCCGACTTAACCCCAGATGAATTAAACTTATATATGAATGTATGTAAGGAGATTATAAATTTAGAGCTTATAACGTCGCATTTGCAAAAGTTAAATGATATGTTTGAATCTGCAGACGATCAAGATGAAATGAGTATAAGATTAGCTGAAATTATAAAAGCTAAAAGCGCAGAGTACCATCAATGTGAAAGCCGTATCGAAAACCTTACAAAAAAACTACAAGGTGATCGTGGCGAAAGGATGAAAAACAAACAAAAGGAAAATGCGTCTTTTTTATCTATTGTACAATTATTCCAGGAAGAGGAAGAAAGAAAAAACATGGTTCGCATCGCAGAAATGCAAAAAGAGTTAATTAAAAAAGAGGCTGAAAGATTAGAAGGCATGGCCGCTTGGAAAGCTAGGGTTTTAGGTATAGGAGTTGATGATGTCTTATAGAAAACATATATTAGTGACAGGAGGAGCTGGGTTTGTTGGGACAAACTTATGTAAAAAATTAGTAGCCCAAGGACACAAGGTATCTTCTTTGGATAATTATTCCACAGGAACAGCCGATAACCACATAGAAGGGGTAGACTATAGGATTGGTGACGTAAGGAGCTATAAGGCTATACCAGACGTCGATATGGTGTTTCATTTAGCAGCTATCGCGAGGATACAACCATCATTTAAGGATCCAGTAAATTACATAACAACAAATGCAAATGGAACTTTAGAAATTATACAACACTGCGTAAAAAACAAAATACCAATGGTTTACGCAGGTTCTTCTTCAAAACATAGTGGTAGATTCAAAAATCCATATACCTTTTCAAAAGATTTGGGCGAAGACCTAGTAACCCTATATCGAAAACATTTTGGACTAAAAAGTTGTATAGCTAGATTTTATAATGTGTATGGCCCTCATCAATTAAAAGGTGGTGGATATTCAACATTAATTGGAAGATGGATTAATAATTTAGAGAAAAAATTACCTTGCGCCATTTACGGAGATGGAGAAAAAAGAAGAGACTTTACACACGTTGATGATATAGTAAATGCACTTATTTTAATGATGGAGCGCGAAGCTTATGGACACGAATTTGAATTAGGTAGGGGTAAAAATCACTCAATTAACGAAGTGGCTAAAATGTTTAAAATAGAACCAGTATATGAAGAAGATAAACCTGGAGAAGCTCAAAACACTTTATGTGAATCAAAACTAGCTAGAGAAGTGTTGGGATGGGAACCAAAAATAAATTTAAGCGATTGGATCAATGAAAACTTGTAAGGAATGCGGATTAGAATTTAAGTCGGAAAAGGCTCTACATGCTCATATTAAAAAACATGGAATGTATTTAGGGGATTACTATGTAAAACACTACCCAAGGTTTAATAAACTTACTGGTTCTCCAATTCCATTTAAAAACAAAGAACAATATTTTTCAACAGACTTTTCTAGCAGATCTCAATTGTTAAAATGGTGCGAACAGTCTAAAGACAAAGAAGTAAAGGAATATATCCTCACACAACTAATTAAAAGGGTTAAAGATAAGGAATGGGATTACGCTCCGTCCCATATAGAATTACTAAAAGCAAAAATGCCAGACATAGATTTGTATAAAAAATATTATGGTAGTTATAGCAAGGCTTGTGGCGAAATAGGACTTGAACCACTTTTTAAAAGACCAATGCCAGACAAATTTAAAAAAGATTTTGATGTCAAGGTCTTTATTGACACAAGAGAACAAAAACCTTTGAATTTTCATAAATCAGAAGTTTTAAAGTTAGACTTTGGTGATTATACGTTAGCTGGTCAAGACTTTACGAACACCTTTGTAGATAGAAAAAGTGCAACTGATTTTGTTGGAACATTTGGCAAAGGTTTCGATAGATTTAGAAACGAGATGCAAAGATGTGTTGAAGTTGACTGTTATATGTACATAGTCATCGAACAATCCATAGAAAGCATGTACAAGGAATATTTTCCTGGTAAAAGGTTATCTACGGTTAAATGGGCTATGTCCAATATGATAAAACTCCAAAACGAGTTCCCAAGAAGATGTCAATTTGTTTTCACAAACAATAGGGACGAAAGCGAAAAAATTATTCCAAAATTATTAGCTTTAGGTAAAGAAGCTTGGGAAACTGATATTCAATATTATATAGATCAAAAAAATGTCTTGGGAAGTAGGTAATCAAAAGCCTCTAAAAAGAGAGGATGTCAATAAACAAGTTTTGGAACTTGAAGGATACCTTGAAGATAACAAGGCAAAGTATTGGTTGTATAAATTTATGAAAGAGAATGTAACTTTTACAACAGAGTTACTTACTGGCATAGAACTATTCCCCTTCCAACACATGGCTGTAAAGGCCATGATGGAGAATGATTACTTTTTGGGCATATGGTCTCGTGGTATGTCAAAATCCTTTTCTACGGGCATTTTCGCGCTTCTGGACGCTATGCTGAACCAAGGGGTGCATATAGGAATTATATCCAAGTCATTTCGTCAGTCTAAAATGATATTTCGTAAGATTGAAGACATAGCTCAAGATAAAAAAGCAGAGTTGTTTCAACAGTGTATTGGTAAGGTAACAAAGTCGAATGATGAATGGTCCATGCAAATCGGTAAGAGTCGGATAACAGCTTTGCCGTTAGGTGATGGTGAAAAACTTCGTGGTTTTCGTTTTCAAAGAATTATTGTGGACGAGTTGCTTTTGATGCCAGAAAAAATTTACAATGAGGTTATCATACCGTTCTTGGCTGTTGTAGAAAACCCAACAGAAAGACAAAAGGTAAAAGATGCCGAAGATAAAATGATTGCTGCTGGCAAAATGACAGAAGAAGAAAGAACAGAGTGGCCAAGCAATAAAATGATAGGATTGTCTTCTGCCTCTTACAAATTCGAGTATTTATATAAACTTTATCAGGCATACGAGAATATGATATTTAATCCAGGTGCCAAAAATCAAGGACGTAGATGTATAATGCAGTTCTCTTATGATGCGGCTCCTAAAGCTTTGTATGACGAAAACTTAATTACACAAGCGAGAGGTTCTATGAGCCAATCTCAAATTGACCGAGAGTTTAACGCTCAATTCACAGATGATAGCGCTGGTTACTTTAAGATTAGTAAGATGTCTGATTGTACAATAGTTGATGGTGAATCACCTGCTGTAGAGGTTGCTGGAGATCCAGATGGAGAATATATTTTAGCATTTGACCCCTCTTGGTCCGAATCTGAAACATCTGACGACTTTGCTATACAAGTTATTAAACTTATACCAGAACAGAAAAAGGGTGTTTTGGTGCATAGTTATGCGCTTCCTGGAACTAATTTAAAGAAACATATAATATATTTTAAATACTTATTAGACCACTTTAATATCGTCATGATTGTGGGAGACTACAATGGAGGCGTACAATTTTTAAACTCCTGTAACGAAAGTGATATATTTAAAAAAGCGAATATAAATATAGGTTGTTTTGAAGCAGATTTTCTT